GCGTCAACGCGCTTGGGTTGAGTCCCAAGACGGTTATGGCGTTGCGTGGGTGTATATGATGAATGACCAAGATTATATCAGCAACCCCAGTAAAAGCTACTATGATTTGTGTTTTGAAGGATATACCCAACATGGGGTGCCAACAGAACAGTTGACAAAAGCCCTGATCGGTGATATAAACCAATTTCAAGGTAAAGATTGGGATTATTTCAACGACCAACAGGATTGGTCTGGTAGCAACTGGTCAAACAACAGGAAGTATCTATGGTAAACCGATTGATGATCGCTAAGAAACCACAGCGTAAAGTATCTACACCTAAGTTTATGGACGAGAAGTTTACTGGTCCAGAACCAAAGTGGGATGGTTCCAAGTCATGGAGTGATGATAAAAAGCGTCAAGAAATTACGCATGCTTTTTATTTTTACAACTATTACATGACTGCTGGCGATATGCGAAAATATGTAGTGGAGTTTGGTCAACAATATTATAAGTGGGGCAAAGCAGAAATTGCTGCTTTTGTTGAATGCGATGACAATCGGGTAGGTATCACAATTTGTAGCGCCAGCAAGATGATCCTTAATGGCGCACCATTGGCACATGATGCCGAATACATTGTAAAGAAGTTGGATGAATTGCTTGCCTACGGTCGTGACAAGTTGGCTAACAAGCAAGTTGTAAAGGATACACCAAAGCGCAATGTGCAAGACCATATGCGCGATAAACTTTCTGACACTATTGGCGAACTGGAAGAAATGTATGACAATATGATTGAAGGCAGCACTGAACTGCCTGATTTTGTTGCATATTTCCGTGAACGCAATATGCCACAGGCTTTTTGTAGCCGTATTCGTGAGAAATATGCGGCACAATACGGTGAATTGCTTGAAAGCCAAAACAAGAAGTGTGATGCTGATTTGCGTGAAGCCTATGATTGGATGACCAAAGCAGATTTTAAGCGTTATGATGCTTGGTATAAAGCATTGTTTGACGCATTGACTACCTATGGCACTGTTAAGAGTGCAGTGCGTAAAGTTCGCAAGGCGCGTCCCGTGTCTAAGGAAAAACTTGTCAAGAAAGTTAAGTTCTTGCAAAAGTTTGATGAATTGAACCTTGTGAGTATCAATCCTGTTGATGTGCTTAATTCAACAGAATTGTGGGTTTATAATGTCAAGACACGCAAAATCGGCAAGTATATTGCAGATAGCTTCAGTGGTGTGCTTGGTATCAAGGGCAGCACTATCGTTGGCTATGATGAAAAGTTGAGTGTTGCCAAAACACTCCGCAAGCCAAAAGAGCAAATCAAGGAATTTCAAGCGGCTGGCAAAGTTGCACTTCGTAAGTTCCTTGACAATATCCGTGCCGTAGAAATTGGCTTGACAGGACGATTGAACGGTGATACTATTCTCTTAAAAGCGGTAAAGTGATATGAAAAAACTTTGGGATACTATTGATAGTGGTGTATTGAAAACACTGCCTAATGCAGCGCGTGGATATGAACAGCGTATCACCGTGCCAGAGTTTACATTTCTTGGTGTGCATAATCAACCTGATTTTGGACACATTGTAATTTGGTTTTATGGTAAGGATAAAACCATTGAACTTAAAAGTCTTAAAGAATACTTCTATCAGTATCGCGATACAATTATCAGTTATGAGCGTTGTATTGATGTAATGTTCAAGCATCTTATGGCCGTTTATGAACCTGAGCGTATTCGTCTTGAGATTGAATTTCGTCCACGTGGTGGAATTACAAGTAAAATGACAGTTGACAGTGATTGGGGACATTTAGGTGGAACAGACAAACATTGGCAACATCACAAATCTTGATCCACAGCTACGTGAGCGACTTGAAAATATTGTGGCAATGTTGTGTGTTGAAATTGAAACGCTTATGGATGATAAAGCGGATAGAGATAAAAATGCTGCACTTATCGCCATGAGTAATGCTGTTGAAACATTAGAAGACTATCTGTATCCTGATTTAGCAGATGATCCAAAACAAATAAGAGTATATATCGATGACATATGAAAGCGGATATGTAACACCACGAGTTCGTTGGGTAAAATTGGATAAGCGTAATAAGATGGTTGAACATTACAGCCATCGTGTTACTGTGCGTGGTGACCACCTGACTTGTGTTAAGGTTGAAAAATGGTTTAAGGAAAATTTTGATTTTGATCCTTATACATTTTGGGGACCACAGTATGCTAATATGTATAGCGAAGGACCATATGTTAAACCACGTGTTTACAAAAAGCGTGAAACATTTACACGCTATCACATGTATCTGCAAGAAGAAGATTTAGTAATTTTTGTGTTAGGATATTAACAATGACAAACTATAATCACTACCGTATCATCAATGACATGACAGGTCTTGCCAACAAAATTGGATTTGAAATTGGTCAAAGTCGTACTGGATTTAATTCATATTCGTATGAACAAAGCAGTGGACAAGATTTTACACTTACAATTCCAAAAAACGATGGCGATGTGCTACCAATTTATACACGTGGTGTATCAATATTTAGTGGCAGCGCAGAAGATTGTATTAGCTTTATGGTCGGTTGGAACGAATGTCGTAGGTATATGAATATGCTTGGCTTTAAGGACAAAACTATAGCTGACCGTGAAGAAAAGTTATCATCAAAACGCAAGATGGATCGTATGACAAAAGCTATTGCAGACGGCAAAGACCCAGGTCCAGATTGGTTTGAAGGTAAGAATGAGGAAGATGTCCCCTTCTAAACAAGTCAGGGTGTTTACCATAAGTTTGCAACCAATTCTATATGGGGTTACAGAAATGGGATTGGAAAATGCAAAAGGTGAAGCCAATATAATATGGCATAAACATGGTAAAAATTATAAATGGGTTAGAGATAACGCTATTAAAGACAGTGTTAAATTCCATGCCCATTTTGATATTATGACACTTGAATACCGTGTAGCTGTAACTGCAGAGTTTGAACCAGAAGATTTAGTACTTTATTATCTACAATTTGGAGATTAGAATGCATCTTATTCACAAAGATGATGATTGGTTTGTTACCAAACTTGGTATTAAATTAAGTGCAAATACTGGACCTTGGGTAGCTGGCGGCGCAGCACTTGCTTGGTTCCTTGGTCGTCCTACTAATAGTGATATTGATTTGTATTTTAAAAGTAACACGAACTTGGTATTTTTTAAAACACAACTTGAAAGTAAAATGCGTGGTGTTCAAACAGAAACCAAATCTAATGAATGGTTAGCGCAGCCAGAAGACTATCCTTTTACAACGCATGAAACACCAAATGCTATTTCCTATGATGTAAATGATGGCGTTTCAATGAATAATCTTGGTAAGTTACAACTTATTCAACGTAAGTTTTATAACAATCCACAAGAATGTATTGAAGATTTTGATATAAGCATTTGTCAAATTGCAACCGATGGCGATAAGATTTGGGTAGGTGAACATACGCTGCACGATATTGAAAACCGTCAATTTAGATTTACTAAAAATATTGGACCAAGCAGTGCAAGACGTTTTATAAAGTATCATGCTTATGGTTTCCGTGCTATTGATAGTGCATATGACCAACTGTTTGCCGCAGAAAATGTAGGTTGGGTTCGTGTTGCAGGAATGGATGATTATGCGTAATGAAGCAGCGTTCTCTTTAATAAGCGATGTGCCGCAACCATTTTACCATGTACCAAGCAAAACACATATTTGCTTTTGGATGGGTTTAGGCATGACACAAGCACAAGCTATGATGATAATTGCAGATCGTAAAGAACTTGCTTATGTAAACAGAAGTTCTACAATTGCTGCTTTTGCTGAATTTCAACATGCTTATATTCTTGGTGCTTTTGGTGATGTAGATTGGCATTATCGTTTGGATAGCGGTGCATATACCCATTATAATTGGTTATTCAATAAGATAGTTGAACGACTTGGGAAGTATGATCCAGATAATCACTTTATAAAACGGTTTAGCATTGAAAAGTGTTTGCGTGTATTTCAGGATGAGCAAATCTTAAATACATGATGTTAGTGCATCGTTTTAAGATGGGTGATGTAGAAGATGCCCAAATATATGCTGCTGGTCCTATAATGGAATGGCAAGACAGCGATGCTGGCAAATGGGTAATGGAAAATGCGTTGGGCAACCCTGTGATGCGAACAGTTGATGATTTGCATAATTTTGGATGGGCAGTAGAAATACATGCTGAACTAAAACCAGAAGACGAGTTATTCTTTTGTTTGCGTTGGGGAGTTGACTTACAAATTCGCTAAATATTTTTATGGCAACCTTACAAGAACTTAAAACAAAAGTATTTGATTATGTACGTTATTCACTTGGTGATGGCATAGTTGATGTCGAACTTGATCCTGCTCACTATGAAATTGCGTTAAGTCAAGCACTTGTTCGTTATCGTCAACGTAGTGCAAACAGTGTTGAAGAAAGTTATTCATTCCTAAATCTTTTGGAAAATCAAAACACATACACACTTCCAAGCGAAGTTATAAGTGTTCGCAATGTTTTTAAGCGTAATATTGGTGCCAATAGCGGAACCAGTTCGCAATACGAACCATTTGAAGCTGGCTTTGTTAACTTTTATATGATTCAAAGCGGTCGTGTTGGCGGTCTTGCAACTTGGTACTTGTATAATTCATTTCTAAAAGAAGCAAGCAAATTATTTGGTGGTTATCTTAACTTCCAATTTAATACAGTAACAAAACAATTAACAATTATGCGCCGCCCACAAGCAGATCAAGAAACTATTTTGCTTTGGACAGAGAATTATAGACCAGATGTTACCCTACTAACTGACCAATATAGCTATCCATGGTTAAAAGAATATACTCTTGCTAAATGTATGATGATGTTGGGTGAGGCGCGCAGCAAGTTTGCAACTCTACCAGGTCCACAAGGCGGCACATCACTTAATGGCACAGACCTACTAACTCGTGGTCAAGCCAAGATTGATGCTCTTGAACTTGAAATTACAAATTATATGACTGGCGAGACTGGAATGTGGTTCGTAATAGGCTAATATTTTAGGTTCGTCATAGGATAAAGATTTTATACAATAAACAGATAAATAATAGTGTAGTTCACGGAATTGGCGTTCCCAACTACTCTATGATTGTTAGGAATCACAGCGATGATATTTACAAAAGAAAATCCACCAAGTGGATATTATGTATATGCATACATAAGAAAATCAAATTTAACCCCCTATTATATTGGTAAAGGTATAGGACGTAGAGCGTGGTCTTCGGATCACTCTGTTAAAATTCCCAAAGAAAAAGAAAGAATTGTAATAATATTTTATGATTTAACAGAATTATGGGCGTTTGCTTGGGAAAGAAAATTGATTAAATGGTTTGGTCGCAGAGACGATGGTGGAATACTTCGCAATTTACAAGACGGTGGTCAAGGTTCAACTGGAAAAAAATCACTGGCTTGGAAATTAAGTGCTTCTAAAAATAGAAAGGGTCTTGTTCCACACAATAAAGGAAAGAAATTAGAACAATTATTTGATAAAGAAAAGGCGGATTTAATTAGAAATAAGTGTCGATTGTACGGAGAAAAAAATGGTTTTTATGGAAAAAAACATACTGAAGAACAACGAGAGAAAAAAAGACAAGAAAAATTAAATTCTTCTCGACATGAATGTCCCCATTGTGGTAAAGTATGTGATAATATGAATTATTCACAATGGCACGGTGATAACTGTCAGGTATTAACAGGAAAATATACATATAAAAGAGAAAAGAAAGAATGTGTTTATTGTGGAAAATTTGCTGGACCAGGATTATATGAAAGATACCATAATGAAAAATGCAAATTCAAAAAATAATATAAAAGTTATCGCAATCTGTGGGTTGATAGGTTCAGGCAAAGGGTCAGTCGCTGATATTCTCGTAGGCAATCATAACTTTCAAAAAGTAAATTTTGCCGATCCTCTTAAAGATATGATATCAAAAGTATTTAACTGGCCTCGTCACCTACTCGAAGGCGACACAAAAGAAAGTCGTGATTGGCGTGAGCAGCGTGATGATTGGTGGTCTGTGCGACTTGGTATTGATAATTTAACACCACGTTGGATACTACAATATTGGGGAACCGATGTATGCCGCACTAATTTCCATGAAGATATTTGGATTGCAAGTTTAGAAAACAAACTTTCCAAAATTGTCAACAGTAATTCCGCACATCTTACAAATAATATTGTTATTCCAGACACTCGGTTTCCTAATGAAATTAAAATGATTCGCAAAATGGGTGGCGAAGTATGGGGTGTTCGTCGTGGCGAAGACCCTGATTGGATGATAAAACTTTTACAATATGGCGAGCAACCAAACGATGTTCATCCAAGTGAATGGTCATGGGTGCGTGAAAATCTTGACCAACTTATTAATAATGATGGAACTCTTGCAGAATTAGAAGAGAAAGTTAAAAGTTTGCTATAATATCCGTATATAACTTCCAGAATGGGGGTCTTTTAGGGCTATCCGCTAAATATTATTAACCTTAAAAGGAATAGACCCTATGGCAACTTTAGTATCTCCTGGTGTATCGGTTACAGTTATTGACCAAAGCAATTATGCTCCAACTGGACCAGGCACCGTACCATTCATTCTTCTTGCAACCGCTTCAAACAAAACAAGTAGTGCTGGCGGCATTGCAGGCTATACAACTTCATCAACAGTAAACACTTTACAACTTGTTGCAAGCCAAAAAGATTTGTTAAGCAATTATGGCTTACCTATCTTCCCAACAGATGCAAGCGGCAACCGTATTTTTGGTAGTGAAACTGCTGAATATGGCTTGATGGCAGCACATAGCACTCTTGGTGTAACAAACCAAGCATATATTTTACGTGCTAATGTTGATTTAGGTCAACTTGGTGGCAGCAGCAGCCGTCCTTATGGCGAACCTGCTGGCGGAACACAATGGGTTGATACAGCAACTACAAGCTATGGTATTTTCCAATGGGATGCTACCAATCAAGTATTTGACCAAGAAACTCCAATTGTTATTACTGATTCAACACTATTAAACAATGGCGTTCCTTATAGCAATGTTGGAACAATCGGTAGCTATGCTATCAATGCAACAGACGTAAAGAATTCAGTATATCAAAAAGCTTATGACAATACTTGGAACCTAATTGGTAGCAATACTTGGCAAATTAAGACTCCAACAATCGTTGGCAATGCACAAGCAACTACTCTTTCATTGACAAATAGCTTAACAATCAATGGTAATACATTTACTATTGCTAACACAAGTGTTGCTAATCTTGTTGCAACAATTAATAGTAGTGGTCT